GTAGTTTTTCCTTTGTTTGCCGAACCTCTAAAATAAACTACGCCATCAAATGACTTGGAATATTGTACATTGTTGTACTGTTGATAATGATTCCAACCGTTTGCAAGTACGAGATTTTGCCAAGGACTAGCCTCTAATTCGTTAACTAAAGCATATTCCACCCACGGTGTCCAGTTACCGTTATGTCTCGTCCGTGTAAACATCCTACCTGATTGTTTTTGAATAGCATTTTGACAGAGATATTCGTCAAATTCAGAGTAAACTGCTACATAATATTCTTTTAATCCAGACGAAATATCCGGTCCATTTTGAGGAGTGTTGCAAGAGAAAAATTCATTTCGGGTCTTAGTGTTAAGGTCTACTGTTCCAGATTCGTTATAAGGAGAACGCCCGTCATTGCTTGTCAGCTGATATTGCTGAATAGGCTTATTTCTAGCATAGATGTCTCCCAGGACATCAAGTGAACCGGTATCACCTTGTTCTGCAACTTTACCAATACCCACGCGTCCATCTTTATCATAGCTCATGACCACACTTTCAGTTGCAATGGTTGCTGTAAATTCTGTACTTGTAAACTTGTCAGATAGAGTTCCTATGACCACAAATGACTTGGTTGCAACATAATTACCTGCCATGTTAGCGGCTGAATTATTTAAGGTGTGTTGAGTTGTCCAAATACCCGAAGCGCTACCATGATCAGCTGTAAAATTTGTACTACCTAATTGAGCTACCTTGAATGATAGGGTCATGACATTTTTTTGACTACCTGATAAGGTGATAGGAGCTATTTTAGCATTCCTGACAACTTGAATAATGTTAGGCGTTTCCCGTGTTCTAAAAGCTGTAAAACTAAAAGCTGGTGCGAAATACTCAATGACATTGATTGTAATATCCCTAGTATCTGATTGCCTACCTCGACTATCAATAACATAAGCTCTAATGGTTGCCGATCCATTAAAATTCATCATACCAAGCCTACCACCATTTTCAGTTGTAACTTGATTCTTATTCACTATTTCAGCATGATATCCTGTGATAGTTGAACCATAAGCCCCAGATGGGTTGTTAAAGTTGACCTGGATGTCAGAAATAATCTGTAAAAAGTTATTTCCGCTTAATAGTTGCCTAGAAACAGTATTCATATCAATCAATGTGAGACCAGAAAATGTAGGTTTCACACTTTCTGATATTTCAAAATACCAGCCGTTTGAATAAACATCATTTCCAATTTGAGTAGTTCCGTTATATGTTCGGACACATATATCCATCGTTCCAGACTTTGCTTTTGTGTTGTATCTAGCTAAGTCAATATTAGGTACGAAAGAAACACTTGTTGCATGATTTTTCCCTAAGTCAATCCATTCGCTACCAAAAACTCTATACCACACTTGGTGGGTAAATGAGCTAGATTTACGGTCAATGGTGAGAGTGTGGAGACTTCCGAGCTGTCTATTTCCTGAAAGGGCATTGTCGCTTATACTACTAGAACGAGGGATGTTTGAAAGTGTATAGTTTACCGATACGGTAATATTCCCATGCACTCCGTTGTTTGGATCAAACGATGCCCATACTGCAAAAGTCTTAGTTCCGTCACCGTTGTGAGGGATGGTTACTTCTCCGGAGGCAAGAGTCACTTCCTGTCCGCTCGTATCGAAATTGAGGTTACTCTTATACACTGAGGCTCCATTTAACCAAACTGATAGAGCACTACTATTATCTTCAGTCCAAGTTCGGTAAGCTCCGTCACGGTCGACAGTAGCTTTCCAACTAACCCTTGAGGAGTTATTAGCAACGTCTTGACTAACTTGTTCAATATAAATATTCAAGTGTAATGAACCGCTAGAATTGATAAATTTAGTCATTTTCTTTTTTAACCTCCTACATATCGTATGACATTCACATCTTTATTAAGATAGTGTTGCTCTGTTCTAAAACGCCCAATTTGAACTGATGCGGTGAAAATACCATTATCAATGTTTATTACACCCTGAGAAATGTACATAACCTCTTTACCAGCTGAAAACATTGATATGCGATCATGAGTTACCTTGATTGTCGAACTTGCATCATTCTTACCGATAATCAAGCCCTCGTTTGTGCTTTTCATGTAAGTATCAATGAATGTTTTAAGCTCTGCTAATCCTCCAAATTGAGTTGTCAACAAATTAATTCTTCTGCCTGCTTCAACTAAATCAGACTCAGATTTTCTTTGACTGTCTGCATTTAATTTTACAAAGGCATTATATGCTTTTTCTAATTCACTAAAGGCCTCCATCGATGCTTTCGCTTTCATTTCAGCCTCTAAAATCTGTGATTTCTCGTTAAGGGCATTCAACTGCTCTTGAGTGAGTGCTTGGTCAGCTTTTGTATCAAGGATTTTTTCTATATCCTCTCTGTCGCTCTTGATTTTTCCCCATCTATCAAACCACTTATACATGGTCTTATCAGTACTTCCTGACTCTTGCTCATCCGTATAGTATCCGTAGTATCGCTGACCATTATCAATCAGAGATAGGTCAGAGCCATCAGGCTTTTCAGAAAAAGCAAAATGCATGTGAGTGGACTTTCCAGGTGCACCAATTCGTCCATCTGAAACATTTACAAGAGAAATCTGATCAACTGCAACTCTATCATTACTGATATAAGCTCCAATCGTTAAAGTGACTGTGTTAGTTATATCTTGACCTCTTACAGTATAGGTCATGCCAGTAGTGATTGTATCGTTTAAGCTCCATCTCCACGTTACCCCGGCTGAAATTAGTTTACCGCCTTTGTAAAGTGTTGGAGTGATAATAGTTTCACCGCTATTATTTTTAAAAATGATACCGTTACTAGTTGAAAGCTTGATTGTGTAAGGTTTAGACTGTTCAAACAAGCGCTCAAAAGCCTCTTGTATTCCGTCTGATAACTGATTTTCAAAGGCTTTAAAGTTTGAAAATACTGTTTTGTTGCTTGCTGGATTTGAAAAGCTGATTTTCTGTTCAGTAACTCGTGCTTGAACTACCAGCAAAGGATTGAAACCAGCATCATGAATTTTGACTGTATCGCCGATTTCAGCATCGACAAAGCCATCGACTTCATAAGTGATTGCTGGATAACAATGTTTTTTCAGTTCATTGTATGCCAAACGTCTTAATTCTTTAGGGTTGTCAGTATCGTAAGAAAAATCTTTTCTTATGTACTGGTCTAGTTCACCTGTTGAATTTGTGAAAGTTGACGGATACAGTTGCATTGATATAGGTGCGACAAGATAAGCACCTATTTGATAAAATTCACAAATGCCATCTTTATTAAACTTTTTCCAATCATCATTCAATCCTTGGATAGTTACTACTTCTTCTGTATCTTCTTTTCCTTCATTTTTGACCGTTCTTTTACCAGTTGGACGAATTAAGTTAAAGATACCTGTCTTGTCTATTTTTCTAGTGATAGATGTGATGTTGTTACCGTATTTTAAATGTATATCATTTCTAATACGGCCTACTCCTTGGTGGTCATCGTCATTTTCGTGATAAACATTGATGCAAAACTTCTTGATTGTGCTGTCCGCATTTAGCTGTGTATCGAATTCTATTTCGGCATCAAAGCGATTTGCAAGACTAAGTAAACGAGAAAGTTTAGTGTCTTGCCCTGACCATTCAAGTGTAAGTTTTTTATCTGACACCTCATTGATACCAATAGAAAGATGAGAATAGTTTAAAATACCAAACTCATTACAATATTCAACGAATGTCATTGATTTTGTAGCTTTATATGGATTGGCTAGTTCGTTAATTAGTTCGAGATTGAGATTTTCACAATAACATTTGATAGTTTGTTCATCTTCCTCAACAGTCATAACATTGAAGATGTAGCTTCTGCCTTCGTACTTAAAAGATACCCATGCTCTTTCATTGAGGAATTGGTAAGCTTTATTCAAAGCGGTATCTGACTTAATAGCCTTTTTGAAAACAGTAAATTCAAAAGTGGATGATCCTGTTTGCAAACTCCTAGTCCATGTATCACCATAGTAATTAAGTGTGTTTTGTTTACTATTATCTACAAAAGCGACCTTTTGCAAATTTGTATCATGAATAGTTAAAAGCATGATTAAATCCACCTTTCTTCAAATTCGATAGTTACTGTTGGTTTTTTCTTGATAAAGCTAGAAAAATACATCTCAAGTTTGGACTCTCCAGGCGGTATAGATAGCCATTGTGAGCCATCAACAACCTCTCCAGCTTTAGCGATGCCATCAATGTAGACCGTATCATCTTCACTGTTGATAACAACATTTGAACCGATAGGATAACGGTTAGGAATATCTCTTGATACTTGCACAAAGTCCTTACGATACATCAACTCATCGAGATAGAGATGAGGGATGATTGGCTTTCCGTGAAAAGCACCTACTGTAACATGAATCTTAGCTGATTTTTTACTTTTTATTTCAGGAACGAAAAACTCATAATGTGATCCGTTGAAATAGACCTGAATCCTCTCATCATTTCTCGTAATTTCAAACTGCCCTCTTATTTTCGCAAAAGGGTTTTTATTCGCGTCACTTGATGAGTCAAAATCAAAAGTTTTTAAGAAATTATAGTCATTATTGTTATTTGTTGCGAAAACATTGAAACCACAGTGTAGACCGTTATAACGTTTGTAAGTCTCGAGACCGTACAGAAACTGACCACTTGTGTCAGTCACAGTCACTTTAATAAAGCCACATTGAGCTATCGAGTCTAACTGATAGACCAATTTGCAAAAGATGTAATCGTTGAGTGAGCCTTTTTGACCTGTTGAGTCTGCAGGTATCTCCCATGACAGCCCTGTTGAGTAGCTGACATTATATGTTCCTCCAGATTGTTCTATCAATTTGACACGTTTCTTGCCATCTACTGTGACTAGTTCAGATGTCCCAGTTATGTTCTCCCATCTACTATTGGTTACTGAGCTATTTTTCACTGCTCTAGCAAAGCCGTCAGCGATTTTGTCGCCTCTAAAATCAAGCAAGACCTCAGACCGTTTGACTGTTTCAGTATCAGCCTCCTCACGGTTTCCCATCTCAAAAGCCGTATTATTATTGACAAGGCCAATATATCCATTTTCAGCATTATGCTTAACTCTGATAATTGGAAAGGCCTCAACCATCCCATTGTTTACTAAGTCAAAAACCATTTTATCAACTGTGCTTTGCGCATTTTCATCACTATTGAAATTTTTATAGGCTGAGCTATGTGCTACACCGTCTGGAACAATGAATTTTATAGAACCGGTTGACCTTCGACCGCTCGTTTCTTGCATTGAAATACTCTCAATCGGCATGGCCAGATAGTATTTGTCAGGCTCATCTGAAAATGTCAGCTCTTTAGGACTATCAACATTAAAAATACCCGCAAGCTTGTGCTTGAGGGTATTTCTGTCTTCGGACCAGATCGAAAAATCTACCTTGATATATTTTGCATCAATGGTTTGTTGCTGAATATTGACTCCGATTCTTGGTGCTTGGTCGATAGAGATAGAGCGATTGTTCCCGATCTCTCGTTGGATGTCATGGATTTCAATAAGGTCTCGTAAATCAGTTTTATTGAAACGCATTGTCACTTCACTCATTCAAGCACTCCTTTCATTCTTAGTGTCATTCTTTCTCGCTCTCTCTGCTTCTTGGTTATAATATCCGTCACTACAGAGCTATCCATATAAGCGTTCGTATCTTTGTTGAGGATAGCAATAAGCAATTTTTCTAAACTTGACCTCAGGATCCTCATCTCAGACACGACTTTATCTGTATCTTGCCCACTTTGGACACTAGTGGTCTGAATAGTGATATTACGTTGAGCTTGTTCGATTTCTTTAAGAAATTTAGCGTCGCTCGGTATCCCAATACCAGAAGCATATTTAGGAACACCCATCTCACGCATCAATCTTCTTGTCTTATCCGCTCGCAAGACCTTTGAACCTCTCGGAAGAGGAAGCAAGACATCTCTGCCTTGAGGAATAAAACTCTGACCATTTGGAAGAGTAACCATTTCCTTGTAGTTGCTGTTCCTTTGGTCGTTGACGATAGCAAGACCACCAGGGTGATAGTTGGTACCGTGGGCATGCTTACTCGCAAAGATATTCGTAAAGAAATTACCAGTTACGCTATCAATCCAACTCCTAATGCCTGAAAGAACTCCAGACGCATTATCTCGTGCATTGATTGTAACCGTTTTGTCCTGAATACTATTAACACCACTTTTTACCTCGCTAACAGTACCAGAAGTGCTATTCTTAGCAAGGATGTCCACTGGATTATATTGCTTAATCGCATTGATAGCACTGCTTGTATCGCTTCTGACGCCACCAGTCTGATCGGTCGCAAATAAATTGATAGGGGCTTCTTGTTTCGGAGAGTTTACACTTGCTTGAGCACTTCCAACAGCAGCACTCGTATTATCTACTGCATTTAAAGATTTAGTCTCGACAGCCGCAAAATTCCAAGCTGTAATCTTGTCAATGGATAACCGACCATTGTTCAGAACATTAGTAGGGTCTACCTTCAAATCTTTTGTAAACGGTGTGGTCACATTCCATGTTGTCAGAGTATCAGTAGAGCGAGCAACGGCCTTTCTGAAATTCTCATCCGTAGCGAGTAATTCCTTCTGTTTTGGTTTCAGAGCTTCATAGTTAGACAGAGCTTTGGAAGCTTCATCAGCCTTACTCATGATATCCGTATTTTTCAAAAGAAGTTCCTTAACTTCAGCTGGCATACTGTTCCATGTTTTAAGATGGGTTTCGCTATCAAAGATAGCTTGTAGACCAGTTTGATTCTTGACAATAACTTGTTTCTCTTCGAGAGTCATGTCTTTCCATTTGCCGGATTCGACAAGAGCCTCAGCAATTGTAGCACGAACATTTGAATTGATATTCGCATTTTTAACAATAAATTGCAATTGTTCCCAACCTTCAGCTGACTGGGTGGCCTCGCCAATTACTTCTTTTACATTAGATTTGACTTCAAAATTACCATTTTCATTGATATTTCCAACCAACAAAGACCATGCATCATTTGCTTCTCTTGTTTCCTTGGTCATATTACTAGTATACTTAGCAAGGATGCTATGGGAATCACCCATTTTTTGAGAAGCTTCTGCTGCCTTTTGACCGATTACTTCATAAGACAAACCATATTCTTCCAGAACCTTTTTAGCTTCTTCCCAGTAGTTCCAGCTTTGACCAGTTCGAGCTTTTACCTTAGCATCAAGATTTTGCATGACCTGGTAATACTTACTTCCTAAGGCTTCCATGGTTTGCTGGTGATTTGTTTCAAGTTCTTGAATTTTTTTATTGTAAGTTTCTTGATCGATACGTTTAGCGTCTAAGAGTTGTTTCAAGCCATCTTTTGATGTTTTGTATAATTGATTTTCTTCATCAAGAGCTTTCTTCAAAACATCTTTAGTGTGTTTTAGCTGGGTCTCGTTTAAAGTGCTAATCTCTCCATTCAGAGCCTGAAGCGCAGCCTTCTGTTGTTCGCCAGATAATTCCATCATTTCGATTCTAGCTTTAATCATCTCTCTCTGATTATTTAAGACGATTTCTTTTTCTTCTTGAGAGAACTTGCTAGCATCTCCATTATGGCGTTTGTAAATCTCACTAACTTGATTAGCCATAGCATCTGTATTAGCCACTACTTGTACGTTTCGTGACTTCATTTTAGCGATTTCTTCATCGCTAAATCCCAACTTCTTAGCCAATTCTTCCATACGTTGATTAGCTTTTTCAGCACCTGCCGCTACTTCTTCATGA